GTGTATCTTTCCTACCACACTCAGATCATACCTATCAGCAAGCACCATATCAAGACTGTGGTAAGCATGACTATGAATATCTACTGTCGTGTATGCCAGAGAAGATTGATTGGAACAAACTGTCAGAGTATGAGAAAGAAGATAACACGAAATCTAGTCAGACATTTGCCTGTACTGGTGACGTGTGTGAAGTAGTAGACATAACATAGGAGTAAGTAATGAGTTTTTGGGTTTTAATAGCACTGTTTATATTTGATGGTAAGCCAATGGTTATGAGTGATAACATCTTGTATCCCAGTGTAGAGTCGTGCCATGAAGCGGCACAGAAACGTAGAGACATATTAGAAGCTACCAAACCTGACTATGATTTTAAAGCAGACTACTGGGTATGGTGTACACAAATGCCACAGGAGACATAATGAAAAGGGCCGCATTTAGCGGCCCCTTCTTTTAGTCTAGACAGTCACAGTTTGGACTGCATTTTTTATTCCATAAGGCACACCATAGCCTCTTCAAGTATCTCTTCACAGATCACCTCCTATATTTTAGCTACTGTTCTATACATATCCTTTAAGTAGTCTATGTAATCTTGGACTATACCTAGCTCTCTGTAGTCCATGTCTTCTACCTTACCGTCTATGCCAAACTGTTCTTTAGCCATGCGTAAAGCATCAGTCTTTATCTCCTTGTCAACGTTTGAAATCTTTGCTGCCATTCTAAGTCGGGCATTCTCATTGCCCCCATGTCCTTCCTCCATGCGCTTACGCACGTAGCTTTTAATATTGCGTACTCTCTTTTTAAGTAGCTGCCTCCTAGCATTGAGGTCACCATTCTTAAATGAAGGAGTATCTATAAGCCTCTGTAGTTCCCTCTCCATGATAGGTGCTACCATTGTGTTAAACACTTTGTCATACTCAGGTACTTTGGTACGCTCACTGGCTGTCCAGTCATGCATCTCAGACATGGTGTATGCTTTTTCTGTAGCTGTTCTTCCAGGTTTTATTCGTAAACCAAAGATACGAGCAAGAGGGTTAGGGTCATAGATCTCACCTTCTCTGCTTGCCACTCTTAGTTCTTCTCCTGTGACAGCATCATCCCCAAAACCTGCTTCATTTTTATCTATTGCATCAACTAAGCTTTCAAATATATTGTCTACATATTTTGTGGCTGACTGTGTAAAAACATTTGCACCATCTGCCTGACGTATATCTTTACCTGAGTCATTTCCCATAATAAAACCAGTTAGCTTATTTACAAAATCTAATGGACGAGTAACACCTGCAACAACATTACCTGTAGCTTTGTAGAAAGCATCTATGTTTGCGCCACGATTTGCACCTTCTTGACCTACGTTTGTGATAGCATCTAATGCATTCATCAAGTCGTTACCAAACTGTATGTCTTTTGCTACCTGTCCTACTGCAAGCTGAGTCAGTGCCTCTGTTGTTAACTCTCTAGGTACAGGTTTGCCCTCACGTATGTTGTTACCCACACGTCCTACAGCTAGGAAAATGGAGAATGGGAATGTGTTCTTTGCATCAATGACAGTACCACCACCTGCATCTATTTCAAACACACCAAGATTCTTTTCTTGTCTTTGCTTGTCATAGTCCATAGCTAGTGTCAAACCAGTGCTACCAACTAAGAACCTACCAAATGCTTCTCTTTCATCTAGAGTTGCTTCTGTATTGAGTATGCCTTTACCTGTTCTAACATCAGCCGAATCTCTGAACATCCAACCTAGTGATTTAGTTCTTCTAGTAAAGTCTCTAAGAACACTCATACCTGCAAGAGGTGACCACTGATAAGCAGAGGCAACAACGTTATTCATAAATCTACCAAATGGTATAACAGTACCTATACCCGGAGTATTTGAAGCGACTTCAACTAGCTTTGCTACCTGTCCTAATAGTTGATCCTGCTGAGTGTAATCTTTTGCATACACAGATTTAAGAGTACCATCTATTGCAGCCTGTATTACATCTTCACCTATCTCTGCACCATCATCATTCAAAGCTTGACGTAGTGTCATATTCTTTTGTGAGCGTAGATACTTGTCCATCTCAGTCATAAACATTTGAGACTTTGTAAATGTATCCTGTATTCTAACACCTGAGATTTGCGCTGACGCATCCGCAATCGCTTCTGTAACTTTTACTACCTTACTATCAGGGTTTATTCCATACCTTGCTGCAGTTGATTGATCAACACCACCTGCGTATGTTTCAAATAGTATTTTCTTTATGTCTTTGTTTTCTTCTTTAGCAAGAAACTTCATGTATTCACGATGGGTGGTGTAGGGATCTAGTAAGTTACGAAACTTTTGTCCTTGCACTAAGGTCAAAGCCCTTGCCTGTTGAAATGTTCTTGTAGCTTCTTTGGGATTAGTATACAACTGAGCTAAACCTTTTGCTCCTAGTACACCAGAGTTAAATATGTCTGCCATAGTTTGGCCTACGTAGAACTGTCCAAAGCCAAACACGTTGATAGCAGTTGTAGCAGGTGAGGACACAAGCATACGCTTCCATATAGACTGACCGTATCTTAGTCTCTGCGCTCTCTTTAGTTCTTTGCCTATCTCTTCTTTGGCATCTATGTTATCTATTGTAGAAGCTAGTGCATCTTGTGCAGCAACAATAGAACTATCTAACATCTTACGTAGCTGTGATTGGACGTTTAGAGTAGCACCTGCTTCGCTTAGTTTCCTAGCAAGTAAATCACTGACCTTGCCTTGGTTTCCTGTCAAATCTCCTACCTGAAAACCTGCACCTTTCAATGCTTGGTTTATTTCTAATATAGCATCGTCATCAAAATTACGCACAACGTTTGTCATCAAGTCAGAGACTGTCATTTTCCTAGTCATCTTGATGCCGTTTGCTTTCATAACTTTAGCAATACCACCTAGAGTTTCTTCTGTGCCTTTGTAATCTACACCAAATACAATATCGTTTATAAGTTCTGATGGCATAACAGCTTGATCGTAGAGTTTGCCTCTTTCTACTTTTCTACCCCACTCGTCTGCAGCTTGTATGAATGTATTCTTTACTTTATTAGTTTGATCTGATGGCAGTAAAGGCATAGCTTCTTCTATGATCTTGTTGGTTATGCCTGTCAACGCTTCATCTGCATCCTCTGCAAGATTAGATGCACCACGAAACTTACCAAAGCCTAGCTGTGCAGCACCTGCCACACCACCAAGTAAAGAAGAGAAGCCTGTCTGTAGCACACTATACTTTTCTTGTGACCCTGCTCTCATCAAAGTTCTTTGAGCCATGTTGTCCTGCAACATAGCCATCGTACCATCTATTGCAGTTGTAGCAATTAAAGATTTCTTACCTGCAGAATCAAACAGTTTATCTTGTGCTTCTCTACTTGCTTTTCTAGCTAACATTCTACGGTTTTCTTTAGCTACCTGTTTAGCTACTCTTGCTGCAGCCCTGTCTGCTGCCTGACTATTAGCACCCCTAGCTACTGCTCTTTTGGCTGCAACCTTTCCTGCCTGAAGACCTGCTTGTTTGGCTGCTTCTCTACCTGCGCCACCCAACGCAGCTTCTTTTGCTGCCCTGCGAACTATTTCATTTACAGCTTGCTTACCTGTAAAAGTAACGCTACCTGCTGCAAACTTTCCAAGACCACCAGTAAGTAAACCTAAGTATGTTGTTGGGTCTTTTGCTCCTGCCATGATGTAGTCTCCTACACCACTAACTGCACCAAGCGCACCATCGTTTACAAACACATTACCTAGATTGTCATATATATCATATGCACGTTTTGCTTTTAGTTTCTTTGCTTCATCTGCTTTGGAAACAAAACGCATTTCACCAGAGGTAGACAACACATTAGTGTTGAAGTACCGCATGTGTTTTACAAAGTCATCTACAACTTTTTCATCAGGAGCATCTCTATAGTCAACACCTTTACGTTCTATCATGTATTCACGAATAGGGTTAAGGTATTGTCTGTCTTGTACTAGATCGTCTACAGTAAGAGAATCTTCACCAAATACAGGATCTCTGGTAGTTTCCAAAGACGATTGTCTACGCCCAGAAACGCCAACACCTCTGTATTGGTTCATTAAGTTGTTAAAACTACTCATTACTCACCTTTTAATTGTTTAAAAGATCCATCAGGGTTGGCTATAGCACCAAACAATTCATCCCATTGATTAGGTCTTAGGCGTTCAGGCACAGGTGCGTTACCTTTGTAGATTTCTTCTATATCCTCACCACCAAGACCTGCTCCACCTAAGATATTACCAAGTCCTAGTGTTGGTCTAGGCGGCACTCCCTTTACGACATTCCCCTCGTCATCACGGTAGTATACATTTTCTTGAACTCTTTTCTTTGTAAGTAACGCCGCTTCTTCAGCTGCTGTAAGGGGCGTTGTCTCTTCTTGATTTTGGTTGTTTTCGTTTGCTTCGGGGTCTGCTTCTGGGTCTGACTCAATGGGTTCCTCTTCTTCTAGGTCTGGTAAAAATTCTGCTTTTAAATCGTTATAGTATTCTAAACCAGTGGTGTCATCATCACCTCCACCTTCTTGGTTCATAGTACGTATGATCATAGCCTTTACTGACTGGTCATCAAAGAAGCCTGTTGGTGTGTAATCCTCTGCAGCTTTACGAATTAGGAAGTCTGCTTGTTCTAAGCGTATTGCCATAGTTGCGTGTGCTTCTGCTTCAGGACCAGACAATGCTACACCATTTACTATATACTGACCCTGCAGTGCTAGTGATTTTGCTGCATTAATTTCATCTTCTCTAGCTTTTAGTCCATCTACCTGTGCAGCTATTAGATCTTGTCCAAACTCAAACTTAGCATCAGAGTTGAAGTTAGGTATATCTGCAAAAGTCATAGTGGCATTAGGTACAAGAGATTTATATTCAGATTGTTGGGCTAGGAAGTTTATATCAGCTATGGACATATCACCATAGAAACCTTCCTCTTCAAGTTCTCTGTCTACCTTTGCTCTTTCATTAAAACCAAACAGATCTCTTATACCACCTGTCTGAGGTGTTGGTGTCGGATCTGTAACAACAGGTTTTTGAGGTCTTGCTGCTCCGTAAGTTTGCCTTGCTATTTGATCTAAGGTCATGGTGATATACTTAGGATCAATACTTGGTATACCTGTCAGGGCTATGCCAGTTTCAATATCCTCTTGAGTTAGCTCCTGTCCTGCCTGTAGGTTATTGTCTGCTGCTATCTGTGTTAGCTTTGTATAAAAATCCTGAACACCTCCTGCTCCTGAAGACATAGCCGCAATGACCTGCTCTTTAGTCGCACCAAGTTGCATAGCCTGTCTTCCTATCTGTGCGATTTGCTGCGCTCTTGCATCACTTGTTCTAACTCTTTCAAGATTACGTTCAGCTTTTTGCTTCTGCTCTTGTTTGTAATCTTTAGCTTCCTGTTCTCTCTCTTCTATGCCCTCAGTTAATTCTTCTAAGAAGCTACCTGCGAAGGTTCCCCAATCAAATCCCATCTTACTGTCCTTTCGCCATCAAGCCCATAGGCTTATCTTCTGGTGTTGCTTCTTCCTCTTCAGTCTCTCCTGCGTCTAACACTTCTTGTAACATCTGCTTGCCTGGATCTGTGCCATCGTCAGGGTTTTCTGACAAGTAGTTTGCTACTAACATTTTTAATCTTTCCAGTTCTCTTTCTTTAGATTGCTTCTCATAGTCAATACCATCCTCGTCTACTTCAACACCCATAGACTCGATAGCTTCTTTAAGAAAGTGGTGTATTGTAGGTCCAACATTCATAGCAGCATCTACTGAATGCAAACCTCTCATAGTACCTGCTGTAGTTATAGATTCAACTACAGGCTTTAAGGGTATCCCTACACGCATTAGGGTAGCAAGATCATCTATTACCTCTTGATTAGCTAACCTGTTGATGTAGTACTTGGTGATCTCCATCATGTCAGACATCTCTGCAGGGTTTTCCCAAGGGTTGTTCTTGGGTTCGTCTGTCAGAGACTGACCCGGAATTGGTCTATCAAATGGGTTCATCTTTTTATCCTACTTAGTAAATCCTGCACCAAAGTATAAGCCTACGATAGCTGATACAATGTGTGTATCTAATGGTGTTATTACAAATCCTTCAGCATACTTCCATTTAACTACTTCTTCACCTGCTCCAAAGATAAAGTCAAAGAAGCCAGTCTGTATTTCAGTGTAGCCTACGTATACGCCTACTTCAGGATAGAACACTGCAACCAACTTTGGCAACACTATTATAGCAAAGACTGCAGATAATGCAATAAGTCTTCTTGTCCATGCAAAGTGTTTATCGTTCTTTCCTGCGTTACGTGCTTCAGCTACAAAGCTTGCGTTGGCATTGGCACGTTCCATGAGCATCTTGTTCTGCTCTTGTTTCATCTTCATGCTCTGCCCCCAGATGGACATCACTCCACCTAGCACGGTAGAGCCAAGCATTGTTATTAGTTCTAGTGGTAGTCCAAACATTATTTTGCACCTAATCCTTTTGGTCTAACTTTTGGTCTTAGTGATTTTTCTAGGCTTACATCAATCCCTCTAAACTTCCAGAAAGGATCATCAGGAGATCCAAACTGATGCTTGCCTATTTTTAGAGGATCATTCTTTACAAATTTTCCATACCAATTTGGCTTACTTACCTTTGGATTAAGAAAGTGTGTTGCTCCTTTTGTAGGATCTTCATATTCTCCACTAAGTATTTTTCTAGCAGCTTCGTATGATTCTTCACTGGGTTTAGCAGACACACCTAGCATATCCTTACCCTGTTCTCCTTTTGCACCTCCTGTCCAAGAGTTCCAAGGAGAAAATTGAGTTGGTTTTAATATTACTTCTCTTAGGTTTTTACCCATCCAAGATTGTGCCTTTACCCTGTTTGCTATTACAGCACCAACAGCAAGTTTACCTTTGTCAGATTCGCCTTTTGCCTCTGCGTGTATAGTACGTGCTAGTATTTCTAAGTCTGACATTTCATCTGGACTCTCATACGTATCAGCACTTACATCTGGTTTAAGTGGTGGTAATGCAAGTGCTAAATTATAGGATGCTTTAATAGGTTCAAGCTCTTTCATACTTGTAGCGCTCTTTACTACTTCTGCATCACCCTTTCTATATATGGGTATCTTTATATCTGCCCCTGCAAAGATTTTGTTTTTATTTTTTATATTGTTAATAGCCATTAGTTCTTTAACAGTGCTGCCTGTTGCTTTAGCTATCTGACTTAAAGTATCACCTGATTGTATTGTATAGTCTGCAGTTTTTGTTTCATCAGGAATGTTAGGTACACCTTCCATAGTAGGAGGGGTCATTAAACTTGGAACTTTTGGGGTAGTAACAGGTGTATCATCAACGTCACCTATCTGTGGTGCGGTGTCCATGTTGGGTTGTGTTTTTGGCTGACTAGGACCACTAGCTAACTTTGACATATCTATAAAGTCATATGTGCCTGTGTTGATACCACTTTCAGTTACAGGTATAGGGTCTGGTATTACAAACATAGGATCACTGTTGTATGCGTCCAGTATAAACATGTCATCATCACGTGGATCTGGTTTGTCTAAACCAAGAAACTTAGCACCGTAGTACATCATCCCATCAAATATTTTTTGATCTAAGTTTCTATCATCCTTCGTAGGTTTTTTACCACCTAGCCCTGATATCTTTTGGTCTATTTTTTTCTCAGATGGTAATGCTATTTCATCATATGTACTACCGCTATCTTTTTGTGTCTGTTCTCTAAACCTATCTTGAATACTTTTTGCAGCAGACGTAGTAGGTTTACCTGACAGGCCACCTATACCTGCAGCTTTCATAGATTCAGCAAATGCTTTGTTAGCGTTGTATGTCATTAGTTCACCTGTATTTTTAGAAGATAGAGTCCAAGGCTTTTTCTGTAAGCTTACCAACGAAGCTTCCAAGTCCTTTTTCGAAAGCATTAGAGCCACCATCAGTAGCACTGATTTTAGCAGTAGCAATGTTGTTATCCCTTTGTTTTGCGTTTTCAGAGGACTTCCATGCCCAACCCATTATATCTCTTTCTCTTTGTAGTACAGCATCATACGCTGCTCTTGTTAGGTTGTTAGCCGCAATAGCTGCATCTCTGTTAGCTTGGTTAGCAGCAGCATTCTCTGCAGTAGTTATGCTTTGCGCCCACTTAGCATTTGCTTGTGCAACTACAAGATGGTTCTGTGCGTTAAACTGGTCACGTGCATTCTCTTGTGCAGCGTTAAATCTACCAATAGCATTTGCTTCACCTGCATTGAAACGTTGCATAGCGTTGGTTTGCTCTGTGTTAAACTGTGAAACCTGTGTAGCCATAGATGCAAAGAATTGATCTGTTTGGTTCTGTGATGTAGCATTAAATTGCTTGGCTGCATTGTCTGCAGCTTGATCAGACATGATAGAAGCTACCTGTGCCTGTGCTTTGAACATAGTTGTTTGTTGCTCGTTGGATAGGTTCTGCATGTCCATTGCTAGGAATGCGTCAGCATTTTGTTTAGCTGCTTGCTGTCTGTTGTTTAGGTTAGCCATATCCATCTGTGACATAGTAGCAGCATCAGCCATAACTTTAGCTTGAGTGTTTGATAGGTTAGCTAGGTCTACAGTCTGAGCCATCTTAGCATTCTCTAGTGCCACCTGTTGTTCTGCACTAAAGTTGATGTTGGCTATCTCTGATACACGTGCTGCGTTCTTTACTTTAGTTTGAAAGTTTTGATCAAACTCTTGACCTAAGAAAGATGCACGTTGTCTAGCTTTTTCTATAGCCATTTGTTGTTTGTTTGACGCATCCATTTGAGCGATAGGTAATGCTGCTTCCATAGCTGCTTGTACAACAGCCATACCTGCCATTGATGATGCACCTAGTCCACGTGCTTGCATTTGTGCCTGTGCATTACGCATAGCACCTGCTGCCCATGATGGTGTCTGACCACCTTGAAAGTCTTGCATCAAATCATCAAGTTCAGTCTTTACAGATGCAGCCTGTTCTTTTGCTAGAGTAGCATCTACTTGTGCCTGATCAACAGTAGAGCCACTAATTGTTTGATCTGCTGTCATCTGCATAGGGGTAGGGGCTTGTACCTGTTGTGCCTGTCCTAGCTGTGCAGCTTGTAACCCTAGTTGTGATGCTTGTTGAGGATCAGCTTGTGCAGCTTGCATTTGTGCGTTGGGATCAACAGTGCCTTGTGCTGCTTGATTTTGTGTTCCTGCTACCCTAACTGCTGTTTGTGTGCTTCCTGTTGTGGTTTGTGCTGCAGGTGTTGTAGGTGCAGGTTGTGCAGCAGCAGCAGGTTGTGCTTGTGTTGTTTGTGCTACTGGTGCTGGACCTGCTTGACCTGCCTGTGTAGATACTTGTGTAGCAGGTCCACCTTGATTTGCAACAGGTTGTGCAATGCTTACCATTTTAGTGGGATCAGCTTGAATCTGTCCTGTAGACTGACTGCCTGTAAGTATACCAGTATTAGCTTTTACAGGTTTTTCTACTAATCTTTTAGCTGCTAAAGTAAGTTGACCCATCATAGCTGCTGCAGAAGGACTAGCTGCAAGAAACTGGTTTATAGACTTTTGATCCATTGCACCTTTGTAGCCCAACGATGGGAGTATTTTCTTTTGCATTACTTCAGGCTTAAACCCTACAAATTTCTTAGCCATATTTTATTTCCCTATTTGCATCCACAATGATGCGGCAATGAATGTTATTACTGCTACTGTTGACATTTTTACAATGGTTGACCATACACCTCTTCGTGTATCACGCCACATTTCTAGTAAGTTACGCATCTCAAGTATATCTTTACGAGCGTCATCATCATGTAATCCTACTTCACGTAATGCTGCTTCAGCACCACGCTTGGCTGCACGATTTAGCATATCTTCTAGTTCATCAGGAGTCATCAGAATATCATATATCTAATTTGAAATGATCCAGTACCCTGTCCTACAGATGCGTTGTAGTATGCTAAAATAGTAGCAGACACAGAACTACCAGTAGAGTTGGTGTATTTTACTATCCCATTTCCTGCACTTCCTGTAGCCACTGCTGATCCACTAACTTGGACACTAATAGCACCTGCTAAGTTTGACCACGCAACTAGTGTAGAACCATTAGCTACTGACACAGAAGATATTTGTGTTGCTATTCCGTTTGTTACATCTTCTGTTTTACCGCCTACACTACTAGGTGCGCCACCACCGCCTGATCCTGCATCAGCAGATGTAATTCCTGTAACGTGTCCATACGAATCTAAGGTAATGTCTTGTATAAAGTTTGTACCACTATTGTTTACAGAAGCTTGTGATGAAGTATCTTCGTGATCAATAGTAATTGTTGAGTTACTACTTGCATTAGTAGTAAAGTTTCCACCACCTGTAAGCGCATCTCCTGCAGTTATTGTTATGGTAGAGTTGTTAGCAGCAGCTATATCATTTGTCATCACACCAGTTGAAGAGTTGTATGACAAGCCTGTACCTGCAGACACAGAACCTCTTGCTCTTGCTGTGGTGTGGTAGAGATTAGAAGAACCCTCTGATAAACTATCTGTGTCGTGGTTAGCAATAGAAGACACAGTACCAGTTACGTTGCCTGTAACATTGCCTGTCACGTTTCCTGTAACGTTGCCAGTTATATCACCTGTTACTGCGCCATGAACTCTTGCTACGTTTAGCTCTTTGTTCATGTTCCATCTATCATCAGAGCTTGTATAGGTAAATGTTGCGTTGGCTCCACCTACAGTAAGACCACCAGTGTTAGCAGCAGAAGAACTACCTGCACCACTTGCGACTGTTATGTTAAGATCTGCGACATCTACAGTAGTAGAGTTAACAGTAGTTGTTGTACCTTGAACAGTTAGGTTACCTGTAACTACAGCATTGCCACCAACAGTGACGTTTCCTGTTGTTGTTATCGCATCAATGTATCCATGTGACCAATAATTAGATGAATCACCTATAGAGTATGTGCTATCTGCACTAGGTATTAAGTTAGAAGCTATGTCTGCGTTGACTGTAACTGTGTCTGTAGCAGCGTTACCTAATACAGTGTTACCGTTTGCTGTAAGCACACCAGACACGTTTACAGTAGTTAATTCACTAGTGCCACTAGATGTAACGTTACCTGTTAGGTTACCTGTAACATTACCAGTTAAAGCTCCTGTCACACCACCATTAGCGGTAAGCGCACCTGTCATGGTAGTTGCACCAGTTACAGCAAGCGTACCTGCTATGGCTGTGTTACCAGTAGTATCAGCTACAGTAAATTTGTTGGTGTCCATAGTTAGGCCACCGTTTAGAGCAGTAGCACCTGTAACAGTTAATGCGTCACTTAGTGTGGTAGCACCTGAAGCTGCAAGAGTTGTAAATGCGCCTGTGCTTGCAGAGTTTGCACCAATCGGTGTGCCATCAATAGCACCTGCATCAATATCAACTTCATCTAAGTACGCTACACCATTGATATAAATATCTTTCCATTGCTGTCCTGAACTTCCTAAATCATATGTGTTATCGTCATCAGGAATGATGTTACTATCAATGTCTGCACCGAAAGAAACTGTGTCAGTAGCTGCATCACCGAATGTAAGATTACCATTGATTGTTGCATTACCTGTTACAGTTAGGTTGCCTCCAATCGTTGCGTTACGTCCAAGGTGAAGATCTCTCCATTGTCTTGTAGTTTTACCTAAGTCAATTAAATTATCTACTTTTGGGAATATAGCACTGGACTCTACTTCTAACTCATTTGAGCCACCTATCTTAGTTACTGGCGCACCACCGCCTGTAGTACCATCATGGTTGTGTCCTGTTGAGGCATTAAAGGCGTTTACAATGGCATTGTATTCATCGTTAAACAAATCGGCATCAATAGGGTTGCCGTCAGCTAACTGCCCTGTAGTATCCTGTCTAACATATCCTGTTGGCATAGTTTATTTCCTTATTGTCTGTCGTTTGTTTTGTATTCTAACATAGCAGTATCTAATGTAAAGCTTGGGTTTGTTGTGTTGTCTTGAATCCGTAAAGAAACAGTCTTTCCTGAACCTATAAGATTTACTGGATAAATTTTATTTAAAAGTGAACCAAACTTGTGACCAAAAGCTGAACCAAATTGAAAGCCTTGGTTAAAGAAAGCTACAGAACCTGCACTAGTTAAGATGTTTATTGTGTCTGGTTGTATAATACTGTTTCTTGTGTTTGATTCAAAGTCAAACTTTAAGTTAAAGTCTAAGTCTATAGTACCAAAAGGGTCAATAAACCAAACAGCTTTATAAAAAGTTTTTCTTATTCCTGGATCGTTTATAGGCATGAAAGCTGATTGGAACACTGCATTTATATTAGAACCATCAAATGTACTACCACTTTCACCTTTATATACATACCCATCGTTGTTGGCAAATGCTAAAGTTTCTACTGCGCCTTCATATACACTGTCTGCAACAAAAGCTTTTATGCCTTTACAAGTTGACCACTCAATTCCTGCAGAGCCTTGAGTCGTAACCTTTGTAGCTATTAGACCTTCAGATGAAGCTTCTCTCCTAGTACCGAGGTAAGCAAATATTCTGTACTGAGATTTTCCTCTAAGTATATGAGAACAAAACTGAGACTCACCACCAACAAAATCTAAAAAGGTTTCTTTTATTTTATCAGATGCAACATCCAAGGCAAAGTCACCTATGCGATCAGTAGCACCTAGCTGTCTAATACCATCAGGAGACAAATACATAATGTCACCACCAACTTCCTGTACAGTATCTTTATCAATACATCCTATTTTTTCTGTTACAGATTGAAGTTGAAAATCTGCTGATGTATTACCTACCAGTCTACTTATGGTGTCGCTTGTAAAAATAACTAGCTGCTCACGAAAGACTGCCATACCTGTAATGTCGTGAGCTAAACTTATACTACCTGCACCGTCTGCTACAGAAAAATTATCTACTGTAAAAGGTGCTGTAAAGAATACTGTGTTACCTTTTGAGTAAAAAGCTGCACGTTTAAATATAACTACGTTGTCTGCGCCTTCTACATCTGTATTTATATTAGTGCTAGATGATGATAGGAAAGAAGTGTAGTTACCATTCTGATTGTATATAGCAGGGTAACTTTTGCCATCTACAAATACTACCTTGTCATCTCCATCAAAGTTAAACTCAGCGTGTTTTACTTTAAGACCATTTGTATTGTTACTTACAGCTACAACTGTGCTTCCGTTAGAAGCAACCATAGGTGTCCAAGTAGTTCCTGTACCAACGTAGTAAGCAGTCTTACCCACGTCAGAATTTGTAAAAGCAAAAGTAGTTAGTCTTGTTAGTACCCAGTTGGTAGACCCATCACCTGCTGTTGTAACTTGGTATATACCATTTTGTGCAGTGGTTGTTTGTGCGTTTACTTTTATTTTACTACCAACAGCATAAGCTGTTCCGCTTATAGCAAAAGCAGCTTGTGTTCCTGAGTTTGTAAGAGTACCTGCACTACTATCAAATGTAGCAGTTAAGTTAGAGCTAGTTGTTGCTACAGTTGTATGTGATTGATCTAGAAAAACACTGCCTACTGCAGTGCTGTTTATTTTACGTGCAGCAATTATACGTGTAGATGAAATAACTTTTAGACCAAGTATTTCGGACTCGCCTGGAACTGTTGTCGAACTAAACTTTGAGTATCCTAATATTTTACTATAGCCACCTTCTTTGTTAACCTCGAAGTTATTTAACTGAAAAGCAGAACCTATAGCATTAGTACCTTGCTGAAGCAAGCTCATGTTTGAGATTAAACCACCCTTAAACTCAACATTAAAAGTTTGCCATTGTGTTGCCATTAGTAAGCTACTCTTCTATCTCTTATTGCATCAGTACGATTTATATGTATAGTTCTTAAATATTTTATACCGTTTTCAAAATCTTGCTTTGCCATTTGAGCCATTTGTGTGTCAGATCTAAATTGATATACTAAGCTCATAGCACCTGCTACAATGATGTGTCTATATGCCTCTGGTAATACAGGAACATCATCATGTAATTCCATTTCGTATCCAAGCCTATAATATTCATAAACTAGTTCATATGCCTTATCTGGTTCTGGTACTAGTATTAACTCACGACTAGGTGTGCGTACTATACATCTTGGTACACCTCTGTTACTTGTATCTGTGTCATATTCTTGGTCTACATATTTCTCTAGGTATTCTTCATAGCTTAACTTTTTTAGGTGTTCAGTTCCATTTTCTAGTGTTGCACTTCTTTTTATTCTAAACGTTTCCATGTCTATTGTTTTTGCATCTTCTGGAAAAGGGTAACGACTTGTACCTGCAGTTAGCGTAAGAGTTTCCTCCACATGGTTCCAAGGCCATTCAAACTCTTCTTGATTGATGTGTCTTACTGCAGTATTTACTGCGTCTTTAACAAAACTATAGTAACCTGTTGTAATAGCAAAATCAGTAGTTGTTAATGCTACTTCATTTAGTCTTTTGTTACAGTCGTTTACTAAGCCAAGATAATTATACGCCATTCTACTTCTGCCTTACTGTTAAGAAGATTGTTCTCTGATAAGTTAAACTTGCTGCAGTAGTTATTTGACAAGTTACGTTATACTTTGTACCAACTACACCTGCTGTAAATCTAACAGTAGCAACAGTAGTTGTATTTGTGGGTTGTACTAAAGTTAATCCGTTAGATGCATCACCAGAAAAAACAGAAGAGTCTGTCATTGTTTCTCCGTTAACTTTCCAAACAACGGATGCGATAGTATCGTCACCTAAAAAACGTGACCAATCTACGCTGTAATCTACCACTTCATCTGGATCATGGTTAGGCCATTTGTACGCCATATTACTTCCTTAATAGTTACTTACTTTGTTAACATATACAGTGTAGTTTGTATAGGGTACAATATTTACACATCTTTCTCTATTAAAATCTGTGTTTAGATAAACTACATTATTTGAATATATACCACCATTTAAGTTTGAATCGCTGTTAACAGCAGCAGTTGCGGTTGCAGATACACCTGTAAGTATTATGCTTCCTTGAGCATCCTCATCATCAAAACTATTTACTGTTAAATCTAATCTTGCTGATGCTGAGTTTAGTGTAATGTTAGCTTCTGCATCGAAGCTTATGCCTGAAGCAAATGTACCACTAACTCCTGTAGGTGTTGGGGATGCTTGACCGTTTGCAGTGGTTGCACTTATTGCTGATGTACCGCTTGTACCCGATACGGTAATATTACCTTTTGCCTGTGCATTTGCTGCAGGAAGATTTACAGCACCAGTAGCAGTAGCTGCAGCAAGTGTAGTGTTGCCAATACCTTGTGGTCCTGTTGCAGGATCAGCAGTCATAGTTGCTGTGGCAGCAGGTAGTGTTACTGAAGCTTTAGCTATAAAGCTAAATGTACCTACAGAACCAGTAACTGAAGAACCACCTGTAATATAAGCAAGGGCTGAAGATGACGTTACTGCCTGTGCAAAGGGTGTTTCAGAGAATGTGGAAAAACCTAACATTAATTATCTCTATTGTGGGTCAAATATCTTACGCCATTTTTGCACAGCGTCTGGATCGGTTGCTTTTATTCTTGTTTCTTGATCTTCTAATAGTTTATAGTCTTTACCTGCAACGTGTAACTGCCATTGAACATTTAGAAATTCTTTATGTTTTTGTAATTCTGTTTCAGTAAATGAGGGATCTATTTCAGCTACCTCAAATTGGAAAGGTTTCTTAGGCCATTTTATATCCCAAACAGGTACGTCATCAGATATAGAATTTATATGCTCAATATAAGCATCTGTATTTGAATCTTTTAAAGTAGGATTTTTAGCAATAGCTTTATTCAAAGCATTAATAAGCTCTTCTTTCCACCACTTTGGAGAAAACGCTGTTTCCATTGTAACATTGGACATTTAAGCTAGCCTATATGCTTCTCTATAAAAGTTTCTAAGTTCTACAATATATTCTAAATATTCATCTATTTTTTTCATCCAGTTTTTATCTATCTCTGGATGTATAATACCTGATTTAGGAGAGGCAAAAGTTTTGTCAGCCCATTCTAATGGATTAGGATGACTATACAAATAATAATTTATATGAGCAAAAGATGCCGTATCTCTGTTTTGAAGCAGGTCAATGTGACCTACACTTTTACCTAATATGTGTGCAATTAAAGCACTTTCAGAAACCATAGTAGAGTAAATAAAATCAGACTCTTTCATCAGGTTAAATAAGTCAGAGTGCTTATCTGCGTATTGTATCCCACCAAGGTATTCACTTAACTCGTCATATACATCATTATGTGATATGGGATGTTTTTTAAATAGAACGTTATCACGTCCATGCTTATCTAAAATAGTTTGTATCTTACCAACGCAGCAATGTTTTTTTATTTTGTTGCCGCCGGGAAGAATTACTAAAGCTTCTGTGCTTGGTGTATCCACTGTTGTTAAATAGTTGTATTTAGAAAAAGTTTTTTCTTTATTTATTTTGTTAACAAGATAATCAATATGTCCTACAGGTTTTGTTGTATCTGCATACGCATCAGATATTTGCCTTATGCATTGTTCAAAGGCCATAGGGTGAATCATAAAGAACCCTGCAAAAGTTGTGTAGTTTATTGTTTTAAAATATAATTCTTCTTTTGCTGTCGAGTCGTATGATAGTTGTAAACCTTTTAAAGGAAATTTACTTTTCAGATAAGCTTCAACTTCAATTAGATGTGACATTTTAGGATGCCATCCTATGTCAGACATACCTTTTTTAAATTCTTCTGTTGATTTACTTGCACCATAAATACTTTGTGCATGTGCGCTATCTAATGCATCACTAATGTTTTCAGCATTATTCATAAAAGTTTGTAGTCCTTGTTGTTGTTTTGGACGTACTGGATGTAGTGTTAAAGGTAGTGGTAGTACTTTTTGAAGTGCTATAAGTAGTGGTAGTGCTTTTTGAAGTACCAAACGTTGTTGTAGTTGATCTAGATGTGTTGTAGTAAGTAGTAAAGTTTGTTGTATAGTTTGAGCTACTTGATCTGCTTACTGTGTATCCTTGATAAACTCCATCATTATATTGAAAATAGTAATTACCTTTATAGTAAGTATAATTTCCAACAACACCTTGGTTAGCGTTGGCTCCAAAAGGTTGAAAGCCTAAACTTTGATTATTCCAAACGATTGCAGGATTTGACCAATTAGCCTGAACCCAATAGTGATTCCCATCAGAATCCCCATATTCAAAGGAAGTACTTCCCGTTGAACGTGACGTACCCCTTGAAGTACCAAACGTTGTTGTAGTTGATCTAGATGTGTTATAAGATGTTGTAGTTGATTTAGATGTATTAAATGTTGTTGTAGTGCTATTTGAAGTACTAGCTGTAGTATCATAAGTTGTAGTAAAAGAAGTACTAAACTCTTTTATACCATTTATAAACCAAGAGGACATTAAGCAAAGTCTCCAATGTAGTTTACTAATATGTTTGAACTATCTAACACATAGTATGATAACACACTTACTTCGTTAGCACCAGTGCTTTGTACAATAGATGCACCGTTAACTGGTGTTTTACATTCTGAGGGTAGAGTAAAATCGTGACCGCCTGTACCGTCTTGTACAAATACTATGTTACCAAATCTACCTGCATCTTTGTTAGAGAATGCAAAAGTAGTATCTGCTGTCATGTTAACCTTGAAGTTGTTAGCAGCAGAAAGATCTATGGTAACTGTACCACCGCCACCTGTTACAGTGTCTTGATCATGCCGTAAAGCACCTGTCATAGTGCTACCTGCTAAAGCAACTTTTGCATCTAGCTGTGTCTGTATGGCAGATGTAACACCGTCTACATAGTTAAGTTCGGCTGTGGTTGCTGTAACACCATCTAGTAAATTTAGTTCTGTTGCGGTGGATGTGACACCATCAAGTATATTTAATTCAGCAGCCGTTGATGTAACGCCATCTAGAATATTTAACTCAGCAGTTGTTGCTGTAACACCATCCATTATATTTAGTTCGGCTGTGGTTGCTGTAACACCATCAAGTATATTAAGTTCTGCAGCAGTAGAGGTTACACCATCTAAGATATTTAACTCTGCAGCAGTAGAGGTTACACCATCTAAAATGTTTAACTCAGCTATAGTAGATGTTAATGTACTCCAATCTTTTCCGCTATATACTTTGGCTCCCATGCCTGAGTGGTTTGTACAATATGTATACAACAAGTCTGGTGCATCTTGCTCAAGAGTTACCTGTGTGTAGGCTCCTGCCGAACCCGGAGTTCCTACAACTGTAACTCCTGTGGTGAAAGCTGAACCTGAATTGTGTGTACCGTCTGATGTAGTACTTAGTCTTAGTGGATGGTTTGCATTCGATGAATCTGATTGGTCAAATCTTACAGTAACAGACTTTTGTAGTAATGCAGTTTGTTGTACTGTACCATCAAGAGCATACTTGTTACCACCAGAGTTTACCACAGTAACAGCAATAGTATGATATGGTTGCTTTGTATCTATCTGAGTTTGAATTGCAGATGTGACACCATCTACGTAATTTAGTTCTGTAGTAGTAGCTGTGACTCCATCCATAAGATTGAGTTCTGTAGCCGTAGCTGTTACCCCATCCATGATGTTTAGTTCTGCTGTTGTAGCAGTAACACCGTCAAGAATATTTAATTCTGTTGTAGTTGCAGTTACACCATCTAATAAATTTAACTCTGCAGGTGTTGATGTAATAGACTGTCCACCTACTTGTAATGTAGTAGCATTCACCTCACCTGATGATCCATAAACTACAGCTTTACTGTTTACTACAGTACCTGCGCTAGACCCATCTACAAGATTTAATTCTGCTGCTGTTGATGTTACACCATCAAGAATATTTAGCTCTGCTGCAGTTGAAGTAACTCCATCTAGTATGTTAAGCTCTGCTGCTGTAGAAGTAACACCGTCAAGTATATTGAGTTCTGCTGCAGTTGATGTAACACCTGTAAGATCTGTAGGTGCTATACTGATGTTAGCAGAACCATCGAATGATTGACCTGCAATGTTACGTGCAGTTTCTAGTGTGGTTGCTGTGGACGCATTGCCTTCTAACGCAGCTACAATAGTACCTGCTGTACCACTAAATACTTCGCTTGAGTTTGTCGCATCTGGTATAAATGTAAATTTACCTGTGCTGTCATCAAAGCCAAAGAAACCTACTTTAGCAGCAGATCCGTTATGATATCTAAATTCTATACCACGATCTTTGTTGTCATCTGATGAAGGTGCTGTGTCGCCACCTATTGTAAACACAGGATCATCTACAGTAGTAGTTGTACTATTTACTGTAGTTGTTGTTCCGCTAACTGTTAGATCACCTGATACAGTCAGGTTACCACTTGCATCTAAGAATACAGCCTTACCTGAAGGGTATGTCATAAAGATGTCTTTAGTACCTGCAGATAAGTTAACTGCATTGTTGGAGTTAGAACTTGCAAGTATTGTAGTACGACTTAATGTATTACCTGTGTTCCACGTTCCTAGTCCTACTTCCCATTCATTTACACCTGAAGAGGTATGTGCAATGGCGTAATAAGTCGTGTCACCATTGGACATGTAGTCTGTGAATGCTTTGAAGGTAGCCCCTGCACCTGCCAAAGCGATTGCGCCTGTGCCTGTAGTAGTGGTTCCTTCTTTTACACGATCTCTTAATATTAATGCCATTGCACTTTACCTTTAAGCTATGCGGATAACAGCGTTTGAAGCGTCTGCAGTTGGGAAAACAACTGTAAAGTCACCTGATGTAGATGTAACTGTGCCGCCAAAACTAAACACTGCTATAGCTTTGTTGCTTGCTGATGAGTTATAGATGATAGCACCTGCTGCTGATATGGTTAAGTTTGTAAAAACCTCATCAGCAAAGTCAACTATTGCAGTAGATCCTGATAGTGAGATTGCTGCACTGTCTAAGGCTTGACCACCTGCTGTATAGTTTGTACCTGTAGCTTCATCAGAGTTACCTGTTACGTCAGAATAGTTTGTAGTGGCTGCACCATAAGTACCTGACTGCGAGGGTTTAATTAGAGCTATTTTTAAAGTATGTGTGTCTAAATCGTGTACACCTCCAAGTAGCTCTTGCTTGAAGCTGTTGCACATTGCCGTTGTTATCGCCATTTGGAGATGTCCTTATGTTTGTTGATGTGCAAAGAGGCCACCCGAAAGCAGCCTCTAAGTTTATTTTAATTAAGCAGCGTTGTAACGTGCTGTGACCAATGCCTGTGGGCGAAGGATCTTACGTCCGTAAAGGTGCATACCACGTACAATGTCTGCGAATGAGTCTGGATCTCTGTAGTTTTCTACTTTGTTGATCTGCTCTGCAGTTGCAACCGCTTCGTCCTGACCTGCAAGGATGATACCGAAGTTGTCATCTTGTGCAGTTGTGCCAGAAGTTCCTGGTCCTGTACCGTCTGTTGGTAGGTTGTTTGAAACGTGTACACGGAAGCCGTGAATGTTTGCTGCAACCTGTCCGTTCATTAGACCGCTTCCACCGAAGTCTGAATTTAGAAGACGTGAGTCTTCGTCTTTCAACATTTCGACAAAGATTGGGTCAACTACCAAGTAACGTCCACGTGAGTCAACGTTGCCTGTGTCCAACTGACGAGCCATTCTTGCAATAACTTGCAATGGTGATGCAGTTGTAGTAGACTTTGCAGTTGCGCCCGGTAGTCTAGGTGCGATTGGGATAGAGTCACCAGTAGTAGATGATGAAGCTGAAGTAGCGATGTTAGTCATGTCAGACATGTCCAACTGGTTCACTTTCAAAAATTCACCGTTTATCTCACTTGATGTTGGGTGCTGTGCAGTACCAGAAACAGCGGTTGAGTATTGACCACTATCTGCAGTACCTGTCATGTACTTTAGAACATCTACATCAATAGCGTCAGCCATTTTGTATGCTGCTCTGTCTGCAGCTAGGCTTACGAAGTCGATGTGTGAGAACTGCTCTTCGATGTCATCCATTTTGAAAGCAAAATAGTTAGCTTTGTCGATGGTTAACTGGAAGTCAGTGTCATCTAGTTTCTCTACAGAGATAGCTGTGTGACGCTGTAATGCGTTGACAGTTACATCTGGTTCTTTTTGGATGCGAACAACATCCCCTTGATTTGCGATTTCACCAAAGTATGAATTGTTGGTGATTGCGCTGATGACAGAAGCTTTTCGCAATGCGATCTGCGCCTGTTTGGAGTACATGATTGGGCTAAAATTAGCGTCAAAGCCTCCACTTGCTGAAGTAATAGCCATAATTAAAATCTCCTTTATAGATATGGCGTGGGTTTAGTACACTACATATCCACCATGAAGAGGCTCTTTGTTATAGAGTAGTCAACTTTGCTTCGAGGCTGCGCTGCCTCTAGGCGTTGGGTCTATACTAGGAGGTAAGTCTTTTGTGTGGCTAGTGCTTGATTAAGCATACACACTTTAATTGTTGTGTATATGCTATAGTTTTATCTACAATAGTTTGAATGTCAACTACTTTCTTGACACATCGTAAATAAATCTTCCGTTACGTTGAGCGTCTAAGATTTCTTCCTGACGCTTTTCGTATTCTTTAATAGACATTGCTTCCACCTCAGATTCCTTGACGTACTTACTTGCTTCATCAGGTTCTGGTGCTGCTGCACTTTTTGTTTTAACAGAAGATGCTGCAGCTTTATCTGAGGAATTACTCTTCTTAACTTTAGTAATACCTTTGTCTACTTTGTATAAGTCAATAACACGTGCTACAGATTTTGCATCGTCTACATTTTCATATAGTGCATCCTGTACCCATTTAGGCTGGTCCTTTGCCCAGTTATGGAACGTGTCATCTTCACGTATCTCTACAAAATCAGGGTGCATCTTAATAAGTTCTGCTTCTGCTTTTTCTCTTGTAGCATTGATACGCATTTCTTCAAACTCAACCATACGCTCTTCTAATGCATTAGCAGATGCCTTGGCTTTTTTATCAGCAATACTTTCAATGATACCTGCAATATCAGGATACTCTTTAGACCAAGCTTCAAGTTCTTCATCTGTCTTAGGTAATACAAGTTCCTGCTTAGAAGCTTTATCTAGTTTTGCTTCTAGTGCTGCTATCTTTGCGTTGAACTCTTCTTCTTTCTTTTGTGAGTGTCTACGCAAATCGCCATAGCGTTTCTTAAAGTTCTTTTCTTCTGCGCCTAAGTCATCTTCTTCTTGTGCTTTGGCTTCTGGTTTTTCTTCTTGTTTGGTATCACTCTCTGCCTGTACTGGTTCAGCTTTAGGCTCTTCGCTACTGGGTTTATCTTCAGAACTTTCTTCATCTGTTATAATACCTTTAGCTTCTAGTGCAGCTTTTTTCATAGCAAGAAATTCTTCTTCATCTTTCTTGATACGTTCTTCGTTGTTTAGGTATCCACCTCTTCCCATCATTACTTTTGGGATTGCAGGTTTTACCATAGGATTTGGTTTAGCAGTTTCGTTTGTAGCCATTTGTTTTCTCCTTATGTTGGGGTCAGCCGTAGCTGAGTGGCCTTATAGTTATTTGGATTTTTTCTTCATTGCTTTTTTTAATTGGTCTGCTTGTTTAGCGTGTGACTTAGATGCTTTCTCTAAACCTTTTACTACTTTTTTAACTGTTGGTTTATCTACTAATCCACCTTTTTCAAAACCTCGCTGTACGCCTCTTTCCATATCCCTTATAACACTCTCTGTTCTTTGTACAGCAGGAGCATTTCTAGCAATAGATTTAGATTTAGAAGGATCGTTTTTAAATGCATCAAAAGTTTTTCTAGCACTTCTACCTGCATCTCTAGTGCGGTTTCTTTGTTGTTGAGTTTGTTGTACAGGAGTTGGTTGTGTGTCTGTAGTAGAAGAAGTATCATAGTCTTTTGGACGTGGTTGAGATTTTAACTCTTGTTCAATTCGTGCTATTTCATCATACTTGTTTTGCATTACACCGAAGTCTGCTGCATCAACACCTTGCTCAGTAACGGTAGGCGTTTGTGCTTCAGGTGTATATGGTTCTGTTATACTATAAGAATCAGGCATAAAATCATATGTAGGACCATCTAAAGTTGGTACATTAGGCTCTTCTACTACCTGACCTGTTAGTTTATCAATAAACTTACCAACTACTCCTTTTCCTTGCGGTGCTTCAAGAACTTCTTTTAGGTTCTGCAAATATTCTTTTTCATAGATTGCCAGATCTTCTGATTCTAATCTTCTATCTATTTCTTCCATTGTTTTAGCTTTGTGTCTTTCCTGTGCGCCTCTAAACAATGCACCAAGTATTCCAGGAATTGGTGGTGGTGTTTGTAGATCTTTAACCTCTTTAGTTAATTCATCTATGCTAAGTTCTTGATAGTTGATTGGTTCTGGTGGTTCAGGAATTTGAGAGCCTCCACCGCCACCGCCTGTCTGTACACCTGTCTCAGGGGTTACTGTTTCTGCTTTAGGGTAATATCCTGCAGGGATTGGCGTAATAGGTACACCGTTTGCAAACATGATAGTAATTTCATGTCCTGCATCATTGACATATATTCTGGCTTCCATAGTCATGCCTTCAGTGGCTTCAACTGCCCCTGTGCTGCCTATAGGTGTTGCCTCTGACATATCGAAGCCGCCTTTTTGCTGAAAGACTTGACCACCCTCATCATAACCTTCAATGCCTAGACCTCTCATAAACTTTGTTCCAAAGCTTTCTGTGGATCTAAGGTTTACCCCTTCTTTTTCTGGGGCATCATCAACAAAAGGCGTGGCTTTTCCACCCGGTTTTACTTTTTTGGGTGGAGCTTTTTTCTTTTCTGGTTTATCGTAATCACCACCAAAGTTGATTTGTTCAGCTATTGATGGACCTTTAGCATCGTCAGACGTTGGAGGTTTTTCTGTTAGAGTTACTCTACGATCATCTCTGTCTTTATTTCTGTTGCGTAAATTGTAAAGAAGTTCTTCTGCTTTATTTTTAAACTTAGGTTTTTTGTTTGTACCTGCTTTTATTTTATCTACAGATTTTCTTTGTTCAGCTTTTTTAAATCTATCTCTAACAGATTGTTGCGCTGCCTTTCTGTTTGACTCTCTCAACCCTGCAAAAAACTTACCTAAAAAAGCTTCCTCTACGTCAGGCATGTCATCAGGCATTTCCATTACTTCAAGGTCAGACATTTCTAAACCCATCGTATCCTCGTCATCCTCTATAGGCTCACCACCGATGCGGCCATCTTCTTCCATCTGTGCATAGCCCATCTTAGCTTGCGCTCTCAGGTCTTCAAATAGTTTTACACCCCAGTAGTTTACCACATCAGCAGGTACAACTATCTCACCCTCACTGAGCATAGTAGGTATGTCATCCCTTACATTCTCTGCTGTTGAACCCATTGGTATTTCATTACCTGATACAGGATCTACTCCTATTGTATTGTCAGGTACATCACCAAAGTTCATTTTCATTTGTTCTTCTAACGCCATACCGCCCTCACTGAAATTTGCTGTTACGCCTGTTCTTTTGTTTGTGAACTGAAACATCACATCGTCTGGTGTTGTTTTAGTTACGTTCTTTGCCATTACAAGTGGACCTACTTGTACTACTTCATCTGCAGATACAACAGGCATACCGTCTGACTTGTCGTAAAAGTAAGAGGCTCTAGTAGGGTTCATACCTACTTGTGTCCAACCTTCTGCTTCATTCTCTAATATATCTTTTGTGTAGTTATATACATCATCTGGATCAGCATTTACATAACTACCATTCATCCTAGCTATAGTTGTTTTTGGTTTTCCTGATGCAATGGCAGAAGCAGCTAATGGATTTGTAGTAAACTTAACATCTGTTAATACTGCTGTTTGAGCATATCCTACTGTTGCACCACTTTTTTCAGTACCATCATGCAGTGATACAATCCATGTATCTGTATCATTGTACGCAGGTATATCTAGTCTTGCAGATATCTGAGTGCCATCTGGTATTTCTTTATTTACGCCTATGATACCCTTTTCAACTTTACGTTTGTCTGTTGCATGTAATGCCTGTACAACATCCTCCTTACTAGGAAACTTAGGCATTTCTTTAATAGTAACAATAGGTTGTATTTGTTTTGATAGTATTATGTATTCTTCTTGACTAAGTTTACCATCACGAAGTTTCTCTGCAGCCTCTGTTAGTTTAGGATGTGGTGGTATTCTAAATTTATCTTTAGCATAGTTCTTAGCTTTCCATGCTTCTAGTGCTTCTTCTGTCAGGCCAACTTGTTCTAGTGCGTTTGAGTCTGCATTTTTTGTAAGGTCTTTTACTTCATCTAGTTTTTGCACACCTTTTCGTATTAGCGTTTTAGCTGCGCTGCCTACGCCTGGAATTAAACCTGCAGCTTCTGATGCTCCCAATATGCCAACTTTAAGATAGCTAGGATCTTCTTTGCTTAGTTCATCTTCTATATCAGAAACAGTCATTGCAGTTCCAATACCAGGAAGTACACCTGCAATATCTTTGTAGGTTTCAGCTTCTTCTACACGCTTTTTGTATTTACCTTCATCATCAGTTCTGCGTCTATTAGCCACTGTTTACTGTCTCCCTCAGTAACTTTAATTTCCTAAGTACGTCTATCGCACCCTGCTGTCTGTGTATAACATGCGGTTCGTGTGCTGTTTCCAACGCACGTTGTCTTATATAAATTAAATCATCTATATGTTGTTGAAACTGTTCGTAACATTCTTTATCATTGACCAACTGCTTGAGGTGCATTTCCTGTAAATCCTTGTTCTTCAGGTAGTGGCGCTGTGCCTATACCTACTTGTGAACCTCCACCTCCTGTTGTATCAGCTACACTTTGTACGCCCTGACCTTCAGCTTGTGCAGCAGGATCTGGCTGTGGTGCTGCAAAACCTTTAAGTATCTCAGCTTGTATTTGTGCGTCTGCCATAGAGTTAGTAACCTTGTCAGGATCTAAATCCATGCTCTTAGCTATTTCTCTAATGATGTAATCCATCTTAGCAAAAGGTGCAAGCACTGGATTCTGTGCAACCTGTAAGAATTGCATCAAGCGTTGGCTACGTACTTCGTTAGCCATCAAGCTTTCTGTACCAGATGCATTTACTTCTAGGTCACCCTTTATGCTTTCATCAAAATCAAACTGCATGTTAAATGCAAAGAATGCTTTACCTAATGGTTTTAAGAGATAATCATCCACATTTTTAACAACGGTACGGATAGAGCCGTTAGCAGCAGACATAAGCATACTGATTCCAGAAGCAGTACGGCCCACTCCCGAAACTCCTGTTTGACCATGTGCAAAAGATGGGAAACCTGTAGATTCATCTGCTAATTGCCTCGCTTTATCAAATAGTTGCATGTTCTCCCCTGCTACATTAGGGAACTTAGTGCCAAAAATTCCTTGTCCCGGTGCGCCTCCTGCCCTTCGAAAAATCTTTCCGGGATAAACAGAAAGGTCTTGACCTGGAACTAAATTGGTTTCATCTACTTCTATGATAAGGTTTCCAGATAGTGCAGCATTGTCAATAGCCATTCTCATAAAGCCATTCATCAATGTCTGTGTATCATCCATGTTCTCAGCAATACCAACACCAAAGAAAGAGTATGGGTTATGCTCATATGGTACAGCATAGTATGGAATGCGTGAAGGTTTGAATGGATTTAGTACAAACCTTAGTACCTCACCATTACTTACCCATACATTACAGTTAACCTCGTCTAAGTCTTTTAGTTCTGCAGGTATAGCTACGCCATGTTCTTTTAGTAAATCTACATCTACGTATCCCCAAAACTCTAATACTTCCCAACGCTCTGATGTTGGTTGAGTATCATCGTCTTCCATAGTCATTTCCCAGTACTTCTGAGTATAGTCTGGTCCTTTATATATGGCTTCTTCTACTGCATCGTCAACAAAGTATGGACGTGATTTTAGTTTGCGTAGTTGTGTGCGTGACATTCTGTGTCGCTGTACAGTGTACTCTGCGTCTTCCATAGACTTTGCTTCAGGGTCAGGGTAAAAATCCCATGCACTTACATGTGTACACTCAGGTACGGTTTTTACTATAGGGTCATACTCACCATTTTCGTTCCAGTTAGGATACTCTTTATCTACAGCAAAAGCACCCTTCATAACACCAGTACCTAGTAGTGCCATTTCGAATGCCATACTTCTTAGGTGTGTATTGGCTCCGCTTTCCTGTAGCTGATCATGGATTTTCTTTTCCATCTTCTTAGCTGCAATCATTGCAGGATGAAATGTAACTGTCGTAGCTGTAGTGCCATCACCTTCTATGATCTTTTCAGATAGGGGTGCAAGCTTATCAGCCATGCCACCTAGACGTGCCTCTAGTGTTTGCATAGTTTCACCTGGCTGAAGATCTGTATCACCGTCTATCAAGTAAGGTCTTGGTGGTGTCGATGCCATGCCACTGAAAGCATCAGCACCTGCTTGCTCTGCTTTAGGATCTATGTTGATGTGTACAGATTCTGCTACACCATCTGGTAAAGTAGAAGGAGAAACAGATAGTGGGAACCTGTTGTTACCCAGTAATACATCTACTATTTGTCCGTATGCTGCTAGTGTTTTGGTCTTGGTAACCTTTACAAATACACGTGACTTTTCTGCATCTGTAAACTGTACATCTGATCCGTACAAACCTCTGTAGTTACGGTAAGCTTTTAACCATCTTTGTTCATCTGCGTAGCGGTGATCTTCTGATCTTTTGTATCTCTCTTTAACAAAGGATACTACACCACTCTTTTCTTTAAACAGTTTGTCGTCAGCTTTTTCTGCTGATACTACATCATCTGTTTCAAACATCTCTTCAGCCATTAGCTGTCTTCCTTTCTTTCCAAGGTCCGTTATTAAAAGCCGCTTGCTCTTGGCAATTAGGACAGGTGATCCACATATTCGTATTGTAAGTTATCTCACACTTAGGGCAAGACTGTACTACTTCAGTATCCGAATGTTGCATCACTGGCTTGAAATCCTGATCTTTGTTTAGCAGGGTTGTAATCCCATATGTTACTTCTTGGTCTAGTCATGATACCATATCTTAATGCATCATACAAGTGATCTTCTGCTTTGGTGTCAACATCCTCTGGATTCTTTTTGTCCAGTGGGATGCTTGGTATCTGTGATATAGTATTAACACAGTTGTCCATAAATACTAACATAGGCTTTTCTAAAAACTCATCTACCTTTAGTCGCCTATGTATTTCGTTTTTACCTGCGATACGTGAGCCTCTTGAACGATCTGATGGACGCCATCGACAACCCCTCATGATCATTTGTTCAGCTAGTGATGGCCCAGTATCGCCTCGGTTGTGCCACAAAGAGCTATCAAGCACACCGTATCTCATTCCACCATCATGGCGTTCAGCTTCTAATATCATATCAGCCAAGTCTGTGGCTGTGACTTTAGATACATACATTTCTCTGTATACTATAAGCTGCTCATCAGGAGATATAGTAAACCAAAGAACCCCAGTATAACTGCCATAACCGTAATCACACGCCCTAAAACGTACCCAGTTGTCAGGAACTTCAAACTGTTCGATAACGTGGGTAGTTCTGTCAAATTCGGGAAAGGCTGCTCCCTCGCTAATATCCCAGTTTCCTTCAAGGAGTTGCTTCCTCTGTTGCTCTGGTAGTGATAAGAGCATGGCTTCATAGTCACCCTCTTCGGCAAGGTATGGGTTATCGAAGAGTGACGCAGGAATAAACCTACGCTTAAATAAAGGCTGACCTTCCTTGCTGTGTCCTTTAGGGAATGTAATTGTCTTACTTGATTCAATGTCTGTTGCCCAAAAAGATTTACCTGCAGGGGCAGGATCTATAAACATCTTCTTAACCCAAGCATGTCCTGCACCACCTGGGTTTGTTGTGGCTCTCATGTAAAGTCCTAAGTCTTTACCATGTGCGCTACGAAGACGTGACCTCATATAATCCCAAGCGTAAGGTGTAGGCCATTGAGTAAGTTCGTCAAATCCAATCCAGTTAAAAGCCTGTCCTTGGTAACGTGTGACATCGGTATCTTTATCCAAATACGACATCCACAGTCTTCCACCTTTAGGAGATATCCACTGTGACTTACGCTCTGACCATTTGATACCCGGAACTGCACGTGGGTATAACTCCTGTGACTTCTGTATTAATTCCCTTAGTTCCTCAGTTGTGTGTCGTACAAGGAGTCCAGAAAAGTTTGGATTGTTCAGGCCGTGTAATGGGTCAGCCAACATAGCGTAAGATTTACCACCACCTGCTGCCCCTCCATATAATACTTCTCTTTCAGAAGAACTCAAGAAAGTTGTTTGTGGCCCAGCATTGGGTCTGAATACTACTTCTTGTGCTTCTTCAACGTCATAGTCAGGGGCTACTACTTGCGCTGGAACCGTATCAACTTGGGGGGCGAGTGGTTCCGCAAGCTTCTGAGTATGCACCGACTCCTTGATTTTCGAGCTTTTCGATTTCCGAAAGCGTTTCTTCGAGCCACTTGGCAAGCTTACGCTTAATTTCATATGCTTTTCTACGTCTTTGCTCAACTTCTATTCTCTTCTTTAGACCTCCATGAGATATGTATCGGTCAGTTTCTTTACTCAACCACTGCGCTACTGCTCTGTAACTATACTGCTTGAGGTGTTGTTTTGCAAGCTCTAACGCTTCTAGCTCATGCTCAACTGGCACAAGTAGCTTATCGTTGTTTGGGTCTACCTCATAGCCGAATGGAACCTTTTGAGTTACTCTTACTATGGGATGCCATTGTTTGTTGTGTTTCTTAGGCGGTTTGGGTAATTGCCAAAAGCCTAACTCTCTTTGTGGGATCACTTATTGATTGTCACCTTCTTTAGGTGGTAAATAGAAAATGCCACCCCCAGAGGTGACATCTACTTTATCTACTTTGCCAAGACCTGCCCTGTCAAGTAAGTCTTTAGCAGCTACCATCTTTTCTTTGATACCTAATTCCGTAGGATCATAGAGCGCACCAACCATAGCCATAGCAGCTTTTGGTGCAGTGCGTGCAAAATATGTGCGAGTCTTTTCAGCAATCTCATCCTTTAAAGATTCAACAATCGCTGCAGTGTTGCTGTTATCGCCGTAACCTGCCAGTTTTTTAGCAGCGACAACATCACCATTAGCTTCATCAAATAGTACATCTAAGAATCTTTGTTGCTTTTCAGTTAGATTCCTTGCCATATATTACTTCCCTTATCTGTGACCGACCTATGCCTAAGTCGTTTAATTCTCTGTCGGTCATCATATGCATCATACGAAAGTCTGCACGTTTTTGTTGTCTAATACAATGGTTATTCCAAAGTTTTTGTAAAAAGTTTTTCATAGCACTATCTCCTTTGTTTGTGTGCGGAGATAGTTATACTTAAATATAGGTCAGTTAGTAGTACCTATTTTTGCATATCCGTTATGTGCCTTTGAAATACTCTTCACCTGATACTGTTATATGAAAGTCAGAAGATGACTCCTCAAATGCTACTATTTTATCGCCTGCTTGAAGTGCTATACAAGCACCACCCTGCACAACAAAATCATTTGTGTTTGCTGCTACAGTTGTTTCATCTGCTATAGTAAGATAGGAAGTAGCTGATGCGTCATACAACTGAAGACTATACTTCTTTGCAGAGGACGCACCGTTTGATACAAAAATAGTTTTAACTACTGATACATGGTTAGCAGGACAAGTATATACAACATCACCACTTGCGCCACCTGCTGTGGCACTCAGATCTTTGACTGCTGTAAAATACTTAGTTGCCATTATACTAACGTTTACCGCCTTTAGCCATGCCTTTTTTACGCATCTTTAGTGGTCTAGCAGCAGGAGCCAAGAATCCACCTCTTGCCATCTTCTTCATACCACCTTTAGCCATGCCCTTCTTTTTCATCATAGCACCTTTGGCGTAGCCTTTTTTCTTCATGCCGCCTTTTGCCATGCCTTTCTTTTTCATAGCCATGCCACCGCCATACATCTTACCTTTACCGTCAGCAGCATAGAAAGGAACCATCTTCCCTTCTTTGTTCTTTACCATTTTAAGTTTAGCACCACCAGCAGCCATACCTTTTTTCTTCATCATGGCTCCCTTGGCGTAACCTTTTTTCTTATGCTTCATTGATCTGTATCCTCGCTATAAAGATTGTTGAAAACTCGTTGCGTATCCCATACATAGTCTACGTTTTCTTTTGAGTTGTAAATATGTTGATTTGGCTTGAAGTCTGGCGCACCTTGTCCTGTTTCAAACCAAGCTGGGTGAGTTACTCTCACTCTGTTATTGGGTAACGCAACCATGTTACCAGTGTATTCTCCTGCATCTAGTAACTCCAGCACGTGTGATTGTTTATGCTGGGCAGGGTCATCTGCTACTTCGTTATCTGTATAGTCTACAGTAAAGTAGTATTTAGCAGGATAGAACTCGTTGTCTATCTTAGCTATCCAAGGCGCTGGGGTTGCACGTTGTAGTTGATACACAGAGTGTGTATGAGACATACAATCCCAAGGCTGTGCTAAATATGGTGGTAACTCTTCAGGCCATTCATCCAACGGTGTATCAGCTACTAGTGCGGTCAGTGGCATTCTAGCCCACATAGCACCACCATGTACGTTTTGAGCATCATCATCGTCATCTGTTTCACAACCTGTAAAGATAACCTGAAAGCTCAGTGTTCTGTTTGGCATTGTAGTAACGCCTATTACCATAGCGTGTAGAAAGTCGCCATGATAGTCTTCCATATTCTTTGTGTATTCTCTACGTACCCATGCTTTAAAATATGGTATACTACTTGTTAGATAAGGCATTGTGTTTCCTTCGCAAGTCTGCTTTTCCTGATTTGAAGACATTTGCTATTGCTGTCTTGCCCATCACTTTAGCACGTTGTTCACCTACAGTCAATATCTGTATCTTTCTTGCGTAAGGTTTATTTATCCTTTTTACTTTTGCTACTGTAGATTTTGCATCTGCCATTGTTGCAAACTTTATACCTACCGTATCTTTAGGATTTTCATCTGTGTATAATCTACGTCCAGACCCTTTAGGTTTTTTACCTGTTCCTACTTTTGGGTCTTTCTTTTTAGTCATGCTTTTCTTTTCTTGCCTGATGCTGTTACTGACCATTTAACTTTCTTAGGTCCAGTTTTCTTTGCTGCTTCAGCTTTACTAATTCTACCTGCTACCTTTGCAGGTCTACAAGCTGGATATGGTCTGTTCTTGTCTTTCTTTCCAGAACGTCCACACTTCTTACCTGTCTTTACGTCACGCCAGTCTTCTTTGAACCACTGAGTAAGTCCACCTTTACCGTAAGCTCTACGACTTTCTAGTACGTGTTTTGACTTTTGCAACTTTGCCTCCCTTGCTGTAAGTACCCCCACGTGCTTTGTAGGTTTTGACTAACCATGCTGACCCATATGCGCTGGGCCATGTCTTAAACTTTCTTTTAGCTTCTGATTTTACTCTAGAGTACAGTGCTTTGTTTTTAGGTTCTGCCATTATGCTCTCCTAGATTTTGTTCCACTACACTTCCATTTTTTTCTAGATAAACGTAGTGGGCTGTTAGGATTTCTTGCTGCCTTTGGGTGTTTCTTCATTTGTCCTGCACTTCTTGCACAGTAAGAATCACCTTTGCTAGTTCCTGGTCTGATACGCTTACCACCGTCTTTAGCTTTACCTGCTTGACCGTAGCTTACTTTGATCTTACGTCCAGTCTTAGGGTTAGTAGTTGTCTTGGCAAACATCTTACCTTTTGCAGGTTTAGCCATTTGTAACTCCTCTTACGTTTTCAATATTCACAAAGCTCAAGCCGTCTTCACTACCTAGTTCGCCTACTACAAAAGTATTAAAAGCTAAAGATACACGCTTTTCTTTTCTTTTGGCAGCATCTACACTATGAGGTAATTGAGAATCAAATAGTATGATGTCACCTTTTTTTACAGGTAGAACCATATTAGGTATTGATACAAAAGACATTCTTGTATTAAACTTGTTATCTGTAAAACGAATAGCGTCTTCTTCGCTTGTATTTAAATATATTATCCCAGATAACATACTGTTTGTATGAGTATGCATAGGGTGATATTCAGAGTCATTGTTTACATTAAGCCAAGATTGTGTAACTACTAGTTTTATATTACTTAAATCTAACTTATAAAAATCTTTAAGAATTAAATCAAGCTCTGTTTGAACAACATCTTTTAGTAGTTTCCAATCTGGCAAATCTAAAACGTTAGTTTCTACAGAAGCCCAGTTACCCTTGTTTTTTCTGTACTGTAAAGATAATGCTTTATCTAACCATTCTTTATTGTGCCACTCAGCGTCAGGTTGTTTTGTCACAAACACTGGTGTCGCAAATAACGGTACTGTATCTCTTTGCATTTTTATCCTAAAGGTTTTTCAGCCATGCTATCATACGCTTTCCAAATATCATCTATCTCTGTTTGGATTACGTCTAGCTTGTCTCCTATAGTATCTGTTATTGTAGTCGCTTTGTCAACCTGTGATCTTAAATCTAGTAAAACTTTCTGCTGCTCTAGTATTTGCTGCATGTTAGTAGCAAGTTGTGCAAGCTTTGA